TCTTGAGAACTTAAAAAGACTTTCAAATTAGTTTTAATCTGATCGAAATCAAGTTCTGTTACGTTCTTAATTTGTGCCATTTATCGAGTTCTCTCTAAAAATAATTCAACATCGATTTCTTGTTGTGTTGATATTAAGATACACGATACTGAAACAAATAAGGCATTAGCATCTGTGTTGTCTTGAATTTTAACTTCTGACGTAATTACTCTTGGTTCGTATAATCCCAATGCGTCTTTAATTTCGTCTTCTAAAAATGATAATGTAATTGGATCTGGTTGTTCAAAAAGGTAACCACTAATGTTACAACCAAAGTTTGGCTGAAATGGTCTTTCACCTTTATTTGTTAATAGAATAGTGCGAATAGAATTTTTAATCGCTGCAATATCTTTTAATGGAACCACATCACCAAAATTCGGATGAGGCTTAAAGCGTAAATCCAAATCAGTGTATGGCTTTACTCGGGCCATAACTTTAGCAGTTACCCCGACTCTATTTGAATTTGCGTCTGATAGAATTTCTGTACTCATGCTATTATTTATACCTTATCCACCGATGTTTACGCTACCAACGCCATTAGCTCCACTACTTCCACAAGAAATAGCATCACCATTTCTATGAACAGGTTGACCATTTACCTTTACAGTAGATGATCCTGCTGCAGCTGAAGCACCATGTGGTGGAGAACCTGGACACGCATGAGGCGCATATGCATCACCCTGTCTAACTACAGGTTTACCTCCAGCCCTTACATCTGGACTAAAAGCGGCTGGAGCTCTTGGAGGAGCTCCACATGGATCCCCAGTAGATGCAGAACCTTGAACAACTACAGCAGGCATATATAATCTCCTTATGACGTCATAATGTTAATTAACCATTGAGGAGCATTAGCAGATCTACCAGCAGCACCCCAATATTTAGCAGAACCAGCCGGAACAGTATTACCAGCAGAAATATCTAAGTGAACACCTACATTGCCCATATAACCAACACCAGCACCAATTGCTGTGGCACCAGCATTTTTAGCTTGTTGACACCAATCGCGAAGTTCTTGAGATTGGACATTTAACCTTTTACCTTCTGAAGTAAATAGATGTACATCAGCAGCAAAGCCATTTAGGTGTCTATCAGAACCAGTTCTTCTTTGAGGAGTCATACCGCCTGAGAATATTTCAGCTGATAGACCACTATTTTTGCAAGCAGTAATAATAATTTGCTCTAAAGCTGACACAATTTCTTTATTTCTTGTTGCATGAGCATTTGTATATTTTACTGTTGTTCCAGCATCATCTTGGTAAATAACCTTACCATCAATTGCTGGATTAGTTGTATCTGAAGTTTTACTTTGAAGACCAGCACCTGAATATCCAGAAATACCAGCACGGCCAGTACTTGTCAAATTAAGTACTTGTTGGGAATAAGCTGCTGTTCCATCTGGAGTAATTGCTGAGTATTTTGGAGTTGGAAAGCTAATGTCGGTATCAGCTTCGTCAATTTGTACTTCAAATGGAGCAGATTCAAGAGCATCAAATCCAACGGCTGGAAGAGCATTCGGCGAAGTTGGAGCTGGGACCAAAGGATCATCTGGCGCTTCAGGCGCGTCATCTGGCGAAAATGCAGAACCAGGAGACATTGTACCACCTGGATTTAATTCGAGTTGAGATGATTTAATATTTGTAGTTCCAGAAGAACCAATATTAGATGTTCCACCTGCGATATTCATAGTTCCATCAGCATCTAAATTCATAGTTGGAGAAGCTAAACTCATTTCGGCGTCAGCATCTATTTGCATAGTTGCAGTTACAATGTTTATTTCGGATCCAGCAGAAATATCTAGAGACCCTCCGGCATTCAAATAACCAGATGTTACAGCATTAATAGTTAAAGCGTCAGTTCCAAGATCCATTGTTGATTGACCCATAGCAGTAAGTGCTACAGTGTGAAGATCTAATGATTCCGTTGCATCAATTCTAGTTACATCTGTAATCATTGATAGAGTTGGAACTTGTGTGACTATAGTAGCAGACATATCGGTAATCATATTAGTACCAACAATTGATAAGTCTTCTTGTAAGTCAATAGTCATCGAAGGTGCTGTAATTGAGAATGGACCATCAGATCTAAAATCAATTTTACCAGCGGAATCAACTGTTAGGTTACCTGTTGTCTTAACGTTAATATTACCAGTTGTTTGCAGAATCGATGAACCCTGAACATAACCATAATGAGAACCAGAAACACGAGAAGTAACATTGCCCTTTGTGTCAATATAGGAATTACCAGCAACTGAAGATGTCATATTACCTTGAACTGTTGTAGACATACTTCCACCAACATTTACGGTAGCATCTCCAGTCACTGTAACTGTCCACTGTGTCATAGCATCAAATCGTTCTTTTGAACGAGTTCGCATAGATGTGTCAGGTCTTAATTCAATAAACGATCCAGTACGATGTCTTATATTAATACGTTCTGCTCCAGGTGTATCATCAAATTCTACGATGTGACCTGATTCAGTTAAACGAACTTTGTTATATGGATATTGTGGTGCATATGCATCTTCAGGTTCTGTAGCTCCAACAGGACGAACTCTTTCAGAATCAAGACCTAATGCTCTTGTACCCGCATCAGTACCAGCTTCTCTTGGAAAAACTCCATATGGATCATTAAATCCAGTTGTTGGTTCAGCACCTTCAGTATTAGTACCCATAATAGTACCCATGATTACTGGATCTTGAGCATCATTACCATCTCTAAAGAATCCCATAACCCATGAACCTTCAACAAGCCCGTGAGTACCTTCACCAACACCCGAAGTACCAGACGAAGTTGTAGGCATTAAAACAGATGCCCAAGGTAATTCTTCTGTAGGTAGTGCTCTTTTATTTTCTGTATGCCAACCAAAGCAACGAACTTTTACACGATTGAGTACTAAGGGATCGTGACGATCCTCAACCACGCCAGTAAACCAATTAAAATCAGTTGACTTAAATCCATCTTTATTATTAAACATAGCCATTAATTATATCCCGTTAATTCAGTCACAGTACCAACTCTAAAGCCTTCAACTTTTTCCATAGCATCAAGAATTCTTTGACGCTCGGCTTCATTAGTATCTTTCATTTTTGCATCTGGTCCACCACGTTCGGCCGGAACTGCTGCTGTAGAAATTACTTGTCTAGCATAAGATTGAGTGTTGTTTTCAAATGCTGGAGCATATCTAGCAATAGCTGCAGAAATTGGAAGATCTTTATAGCTAGATGTAGTAAATATTAGATCGTATTTAGCTTGTCTACCTGCAGCATAAGATGGCATGATAGCAAATCTAGGATCGCCACCCAGAGAACCACGGGCTTGCATAAACCCACCTTCTTCGATATTTCCTGGATTATGGTTTCTCCAATTACGAGCACCTTGACGTCTTACAACCCGGCCATCACCAAGTCTTACAATATTATAACCAGGACCAAAATCAATTACTTCTGTAATCACAGAAGCTGGATCATCTGAAACTACTGTTCCTTGAACAGTTTGAGAAGTAGATGGAGCTTCTCCGGAATCAATATCACCGGGATTGAAATCTTGGCCTGATGCAGATCCAGTTTCATCACCCGCAACATCTGCTGCCGAACCGCCATTAGCTTCAGCTTGTCTTTGAGCATTATCACCAGTTACAGCAGCTGAATTTGCTACTGCCGCGGCTAATGCTGGATCAACTTCGCCAGGACCATAACCTGGAATAACTTCAGTTGCAATAGGTCCTTGTTGCTGTAACCCACCAGCTCCCCCAGCTGGATTTTGACCAATTACATTTGTAACTTGAGGAATAACGTCAAAAGCTTCATCGCCATAACGAACATCAGGTACACCTTCAACTGGTCTGTACTTCAAATCACCTCTATCAATGCCATCCCGAGCTAATTTGAGGCGAGTGTGATAACCATCATTATCAAATGTATGAATTGAAGATACAATCAAATAGCGACCAGAAAGCATTTCATCTCGGTCAGCTTTTTCAGAACCAGATCTTGGAATCACTAATCCAATCTGACGACCTGGAAGTAATCTTGGATCACCGTGAACTTTAACCATATGCTCAATTTGGCCAAGATTAGAAATAATAGATCTTTTCTTTGCGCCGACATATGGCATATGCATATGAATATTTACTTCGTCTTTATCAGACATTGCTTGTCTATTTACAGCATAAAATAGATTATGCATATCAGGAGAATTTGTATAATCAATTCCTGATACAGAAAAATCTGGATGCATTACAAGATCTTTATCCATAGTTTGGATGTCGTCTCTCATTGCATTGAAATCTTGAAGCTGATAAGACTTTGAAGTCCAATCTAAAATATGAGTACGCGTTGTATATGAACCATCACGGAAACCTTTATACGGAGAGAAACCGAGATTAGAAGAAATTTCTAAAATACGCAACCGTTGTTCTTCAAATGAAGCCTCGGTCATTGCGTCTGCAGTTAAGAAGAATGATTGTGTATAGTTATCAGCTTCTTCAGTTGAAATCATATTATTATATGAATTAAGAACTGAGTTTCCACCAATAAATGTTTCATAACAAAAGAATGGAGATCCATTTGGAGCAGCAGTCTTTGACAGAATTTGCATAATAGCTTCTGAATATGTTTGCTTAGTTGGAATATAAGTCATTACGCCAGTAGATGTATTATCACCAACTAAAAGCTTAAATGAATTATTATCTGGTCTTAAAAAGTCATTGTAATCAGCAAGAGCTTTATCTAAATCATCAACACCACATTCTTCATATAATCTTTTTAAAATATCTGAAGGTGGACCTTTCATAACATGCTGAACGCGACGCATCTTAGAAACAAGTCCAAATGCTGAAACGCATCGCAGAGTATAAGCTTGAACATCTGGCTTGGGTCTTGCAAATAATGGTATATCAATAATATACCAATCAGATTGCATGTCTTCAGCTTGACCTTGACCATCTAATTGTTTGCGAAGAACTACAGATAATCTTTCATTACCGGTAATATTTAATTCTTCAAACAAGTTGACGCCATCAACGATTCTGAATTCTCCAATCATAGCTTGTTGGAAAACAGATTCGGTGACTTCAAATGTATCTACAAGTTGGGTAATATCTCTTTCTTCGCCACTTGCCGAATAGATTTTGATTTCCATTCGAAAAGCACCGGGATTACCTACACCTGTAGAGTTAGTAGGATGTAAACCTGATTGCTTCATTGATTAATTAACTTCTTATAAGCCCTAGCAAAATCTTCAATAAATCCACGCTTCAAAACTTTAATTTGCTGTTTTGAATCATTAAGTCTTTCTTCGTATTCACGATGAGTGACTTCAAATACTTCAGTTTCGCCTTTAGAAAAAAGTGTTCTTGGAATTTCCATTCCATCTATATCTTCGTAATGGTGCGCTGCGTTCTTTTGTTCTTCAACAGAAAAATCATAAGCTTGAGTTCTAACCCATCTTCCGCCAGATGTTTGTCCGTCAATTTCTGCATCTCCAGTAAAATCACCTGTCGCATCAGTAATTTCAAGACGATTCATAAAGACATCAATTTCAGAAATAGTAGCAGTGTGGCCAGTAATATTACCTACGATTTGCTCGCCGACAACCCATTCTTGATCAAGTACTAAATGGTTACTACCAGTCATTCCAGCATTTAAATAACCAGTAATAAATGTTTTTGTATATTTTTGAGCAATAATTTCTTGAAGTTCATTATACTCTTTAGGCCATGCATGAAGACCTTCGTATAGATGATCGTTAATAATAAAGAATGTCCAATAATATTCTGGAGTATCGTAAAACAATTGCGAGATCTGATCGGGTCTTTCATTCTCTTGTACTTCATATAAAGTATAAGCAGAAGCATCATCAATATTAATATCAGCTCTAACATTTCTAAAAATATCAATAACAAGAGTACGAGAGTTTGGATCGTCTTGAAAATTGTACGATGTTAGTGGAAAGTTTTTAAAATAATGAGGCATTATAGTAATCCTCTAATATCTGCTTGAGTAAGAACTCGAGTCTCTTGGAATGTAAGGGATATATCAACTTCAGTCGGTGCGTCGTCACGATGATGTAAGTGTCCAGAGCTATTAAATGAAGTTTGAAAGTTTGTTAAATAGCTTTCATAAATTTTTGGATAATACGGATTTTCATTTGAAAGACTATTTTTAAATTTAATCTTCCACTTTGCGGGATAGCTTAATAGATAACCTTGGCCTGCTGTGTCAGCGTACATTAGCTCACGGAAAAAGTTTTGAATCTTTTTAATATCAGCAGATTCAGATTGATTATCTGGAACTAATTTAAAGTTAAATACAAAAGAACGAATATTCATATTTTGAAAAGCAGTAGTAGTATTTGGATTAATTGCAATAGCTTTTGACTGCTGGTAAATATCAGAAACTTTATCTGCACCAGGAACCATCGCTGCATTTTGAATCATTTTACCAGCCATAATAGTTCTTAAATCAGCGTTACTATTAGCAGCACTAGTTGCACTATCCAACACGCTTTGAATAGCATCTTGGTTTATCCCGCCAGAAATGCCGGCAGCAATATCAGCTCCAAGTGGACCCATGTCAAATGTAGAGTAGCCAGCACCGTCTGCAAAAGAAACTCCTGGTGGCATATACAAAGCGCAATGGCCAATGGATCCGCCATTTTTATCGTAAGCAGTAAAAGTTACATAGCCAGCTCCGGTGGTGTATAAATTGCTTGGAAATACTAATGGTGCTTTAAATGCCATTCTAGCCTCAGGTATAAATATTGTTAAGAGTAGTTATGATTATTTATAAGGCAAAATGGCAAAGACTTACAAAGGCAAATACACAATTAAAAAGCCTAAGAAGTATATGGGTGATGCAACTAAAGTAACTTATAGATCTCTTTGGGAACGACAAGCTTTTAAATGGTGTGAAGAACGTGATGACGTAATTGGTTGGTCATCCGAAGAAGTTGTAGTGCCTTATGTATGTCCTACCGATAAAAGAGCTCATCGATATTTCATTGACCTCAAAATAAAATTCTCAAATGGTAGAACTGTTTTAGTTGAGATCAAACCAAAGAAGCAAACTGTCCCTCCTCAAAAACCACAGCGTCAAACTAAAAAGTATATAACAGAGGTAATGACCTATGTTAAAAACGAAGCAAAATGGAAAGCTGCAACTAAATACGCAAAAGATCGTGGTTATCATTTCGAAATCTGGACTGAAGATACTCTTCGCCAATTAGGTATGAAACTACTTACTGGATAATATAAATAGTATTATCAAACTAAGAAGTAGGAATTATGGCAGAATCGTTTTTCACAAACCTAGCAGCAAAAGCTTTTCGTGCTGGTGTAACACCTCGCACCGATCAGTCACGCCAGTGGTTTCGTAATGAAGTGAAAAATATAAAGGTGAATAGAAGATCACTGCTTAAAGATCCATCTCTCGAAAAAAGAAATAAAGCTCGAATTGGATCTATGTACATGTACTTCTATGATCCAAAGCATAGAGAAACATTACCATATTACGATGCGTTCCCATTGACAATTATGGTTGAGCCAGTAAAAGGTGGTTTTTATGGATTGAATCTCCACTATCTTCCATTAGCTATGAGAGCTCGCTTATTTGATTCTTTAGTTGATTTAACCAATAATAAAAAGTACGATGAGTCAACTAGATTTAAATTGAGATATGACTTATTAAAATCAGCGTCTAAATTAAGACTTTTCAAACCATGTTTTAAGCATTATCTTTATTCTCAAATCGAAGGTCGTGTTGCTATGGTTGAAGCTCCCGTATGGGAAATGGCTTTATTTCTACCAACAGAGCAATTTAGAAAATCTACAAAGACTGCTGTCTGGAAAGATTCCAGAGAAGCGATAAGAGGATAAACCATGCCATTTCAAAATCCAATTGATGATATGAAAGCCATTGTTGGCAATCAGGGCGGATTTGCTCGAACCAACTTCTTTGCAGTAACATTTAATGGACCTTCCTCTATCAGCCCAGATCCTGTTATTGTAAATGCTCTTTGTGAATCAGCTCAATTGCCAGGTCGTTCAATTTCTACATTTGAACATGGAATGACCAAGCACGCAATTAAACGTCCATATGGATATATTAATGATGACGTCACATTAACTTTTTATGTGACAAACGATTTTTATATTAAGAAACTTTGGGAAGCTTGGTTAAACACTGTAGTTAATGATGTAAATGATAAGGTTGGTTATAGAGATGACTACGCTCAAGATGTAGTTATTTCGGTATTGAACTTAAATCACAATGAAATCCATCAAGTTACTTTGACAAAAGCTTACCCAATTACTATTAATGCTATTGAATTAAATAATGGTTCTGAAAATGAGCTTATGCGCTTAACAGTAACATTAACATATGAAGACTATACAACCAAATCAAATAACTTTGAAACAATATCATCAATTCCAGATTTTAACTCAGCGTTAACCATTCCGGCTGGTGGTATTTCTTCATTGCCATTTAGCCCATTTGGAGATATTTCAAACCAATTGAATTTCAATTCTCTCGATGATTTGAAAGATGCCCTACAGGGTTCATTAAATGGTGCATTAGATTCTATTCAAAATAATATTACAGGATCTATTAGAGAAGTTATTACATCAGTAACAAGACCAATTACATCAGCAATCAATACTGTTACTAATTCAATTACTGGTGGATTCAATCAGATTGTTGGTACAATATCTGGCGGTGTAAATGGAATAATAAATAATATCACAGGTGGTATTACAGGTGCGATTGGTGGGATACTAAATGCTCCTGCAGCACAAATCGGTGGTACTATTTCTAGTGGAATTAGTAGTGTGACTAACAGAATTTCGTCCGGTATACGCGGACTCTTTGGATAATATAATAGGAGTATATAATGGCTTTACCTAGAATTGATTCACCAAAATACGAGCTTAGGATTCCTAGCTCTGGTGACACAGTGGAATATAGACCATACCTCGTTAAAGAAGAAAAACTTTTAATGATGGCTATGGAAACAAAAGATCAACAGCAAATGATTCGTGCTTTACGAGATGTTATTGCTGGTTGTACTGAAGGCAAGATCCAAGCAAATGATCTTGCAATGTTTGATTTAGAATACGTCTTTCTTAAGATTCGTGGAAAATCAGTGGGTGAAACCACAAGGGTTAATTTGAAATGCAAATCATGTGACCATAAAAATGAAGTAGAAATTAATCTTGACGAAGTTGAAGTACAAGGCGAAGTAAAGAAAAACGAAAAGGTTGCTTTAACTGATAGTGTTGGTGTTGTACTTAGATACCCAACAGTAAAAGGAATTCAAAAGCAACTTGGTAAACAGGGTGGAGATCAAAGCGAAGTAACTATGGCTGCAGTAGCAAGTGCTATTGAATCTATTTACGATGCTGAAAATGTTTATCCAACTGAAGATGAAAAAGCTGAAGATGTAATTAGCTTTCTTGATTCATTAACATCATCTCAATTTAAGAAGATTTCTGAATACTTTGAGGATATGCCAAGACTGAAACATGAGGTAAATTTTAATTGTAAAAGTTGTAAAGAAGAAAATAGTCAGACCTTGGAGGGTCTAACGAATTTTTTCTAGTGGCTCTCTCACATGACTCATTAGAGAATTATTATAAGACTAATTTTGCTTTGATGCAACACCACAAATATTCTCTAACGGAGCTTGACTCAATGATACCGTGGGAGAGAGAAATTTACGTTATGTTACTTAATCAGTTTATTGAAGAAGAAAATGAAAGAATAAAACAACGTAATAAGCGTGGATAACTAATATGGCAGAAGATCTAGGTCGCTCATTAGAGCAATTGACCGCTACAATTCAAGAGCAAAATAAAGAGTTAAAACAAAAAGACTCTTTAAATGACCTCGATAAAAGTATTACTGCTTTAGAAAAAAGCGGTACGGAAAACTCTGCCAAATTGAGGGAAACCTTAACGCAAGTTCAAATATCTCTTGATAGTGCGTCTAATGAAGAGCAAATGGAATTAGCTCGAGAACAATTAGACGCACTTCAAGGATTAGCGGGAACTGAAGAAGAAAATCGAGAAAATGCTAGACGCCAAGAAGAAGCAAATGA